GACAAAGTAATCAATGTTATTGAAACTGGATTCAAGGAATTGAACGAAAAAGTTAGAAAGTTAGAAGATAGAAGTGTAATAGGTCAATTTTTGGAAAAATTTATGTGGCTTGGAATTGGTGCTTTTGTAACAATTTTAGTACATCAGAATTATATTGCGGTTTCGAATAAACAAGAATATAAGATAGAAAAACAAAAGGATTCAACTAAAAAAAATAATTAATTATGAAAACATCAAAAACAGGCATATCTTTAATTAAACATTTTGAGGGGTTGCACGATGGCGATTTGAAAAAAATAGGTTTACAACCAAAGAAATGCCCTGCTGGTATTTGGACACAAGGATATGGTAGTGCAATGCGTGATGAGAAAGGATTTTTTTTAAAAGGAAATGTAATGCCTAATTCAACTATTTCAGAAATCGAAGCTGAATTATTATTGGCAAAAGATTTAGAAGTTTTTGAGAATATTGTAATGCGAAAAATAAAAGTCGATTTGTCGCAAAATCAATTTGATGCTTTGGTTTCTTATACTTACAATACTGGTGGGAGTGATACATTATTTAAGCTAATTAATCAAAAAGCACCTATTGACCAAATCCGAAAATGGTGGTTAAATAAATATATCACGGGCGGTGGTGTGATATTAAAAGGACTTGTTGAACGGCGAAAAATTGAATTTAATTTATACGAAAATGGAAATAATTAAATCAATATTTTACGACTACTGGAAGAATTTAGTAATACTGTTATTGTTACTTTTAGTTTGTTGCTCCTGTGATATTCAAAAAGAAGCCGCAAAAACAAAAACAGACACAGGGTTTAAGGAAAATATAGAAACTAAAACCTATCGTAAAGGCGATACAGTTACTTATGAAATTCCAAACGTAATATTTAAAGATACTACAATCTACCGAAAAAATACACAAGGAACTATATTAAAGACTGTTTATGATAAAACTGGAAGTATTGCTTCAATAGATTGTTTTGCTTCCGCTATCGAGGAGTTTAAAAAAGAAAATAGGGAGTTTCAACAATCCATTAAAGAAAAAGAATCCAAAAAAACAGAAGACTTCGACAGTTCCTTTATAATTTACATAATGATTGGAATTGTAATTCTGGTAGCATTCGCTTTATTCCTAATGGTTTTATATATCAAAAAAAATATAGCAGATGCAACTCAGTTTCTAAATAAATAAAATGAAAGCAGTTCACGACTACATAATTGAAATCAACGAAAAGTTCAAAGACTACATTACGCTAAATTCTGGGGATAAACTGTTTGTGGATAAAAGATTTACATTTCACAAAAACGCAAACGTACTTCATACCATTAAAGAAACTCCAATCGTAAATTCATTGAATATAGAAAAAGGAACAGAGGTAATTATTGATCCTATCATAATGCACGATTTTTTAGACCAAGATGGCTCAAAAGCAATGTCAGGCAATCAATTGTTTATGAATAAAAATCTTTTCAAAATAGAAAAACGCAATATCTATTTTTTTAAAGACAATAATACTCTTTACAGTCCGAACGATTATATCCTTGCTAAAAAAATTGAAATCAAAACAGAGCAGTTAAAATCAGCATTTTTGTTTATTCCAGAAAACGATACAAAACATTTCGAAAAATACAAGGTAGTGCTGCACTCTAGTTCAATGACAAATAAAAACTTAACCAAAGATACTATTGTAACTACCGACATCAATCTTGGAGCGCCATTTTATATCAATGAAGAAGAATTTTTGCTTTTCAGAGAAAAACACTTTTTCGCAATTAATTAATACAAAACACAATGAGTTATTTCAAAGAACGTATTCCAGCATTGATTGAAAAGTACAAAAAAAACATTGACTACTTGGAAAGCATTATCGAAGATAGTGGCGAATGTTTTATTGATGATACGCAAGACGATAAAGGGCTAGGATTAAGCAATGAAAAAGCAGTAAACATAATCAAGGCCAAAAAAGAAGCAAGACTTGAATTAGTGGCTAATTATGACGAAGTAGAACGCCTGGAGTCTATTCTATACGGAAAAGATTTAGAAGTAGATACTTCAAACCAACACCCAACAAAAAGATACGCAAACAATTCATAAAGTATGTCTATATTCTACACCGGCAAAGCCATTCCAAACCATATTCCAAAAAATGTTATTGAAAAAAAGAACAATAGCAAGTCTTGGCAATACGGCTATGATAAGGAGTACGATGTAGTAATAATATCGCGTACCGGACAAATAGACGATGTAATTTATGATATAGAAGGACTGCCTATTGCATTGCCAAAAAAACCAAATGAAGAAGACATTGTAAATTACGATTTGCCAAAAAAAGACCAAAAATGGAACAGAGAAGAACTGCCAAAAGGACTAAATGACAAAACAGTAAATGCTGTAGAATTCAAAAGCTTTATCAATGACCAATTTCACAAAAGAAGACACGGAGTTTGGATTTATATTCACGGACAACCAATTTATTTAAGTCCTACTTATTGGTTCGGGTTGCAATGGTATAGAGAACTTCGAGAATACCCTACTTTTAGGGTAATTCAAAATGAATTAATGATTTTTTGGGAAGCATGTTGCGCGGACCAAAGATGCTACGGAATGAATTACATCAAAAACAGACGTTTTGGAGCTTCTTTCTTAGGATTAATTGACGAAGTAGATAAAGGCACAAGTAGAGAAAACGAATTGTTGGGTATAATCTCAAAAACGGGTACAGATGCCAAGAGGTTATTCTTAAGAGCAGTTAGAGCATTCAAAAGACTTCCTCCATTTTTCAAACCACCAACAGACGGAACAACAAACCCTCAATCGGAATTAAGATTTCAACAACAAAACAGAAAGAAAAGGCTTGATGAAACTATCAATGAAGACGATGGACTTGATACTGTATTATTGTGGCAAAATACAACCCTAAATGCGTTCGATGGTGATCCTGTTTTTAGGATAATTATTGACGAAAATTGTAAATGGGAAAAAATACCATACAATGAATACTGGTATATCGTTAGAGAATCACTAACTGAAGGAGAGGAAATAAAAGGAAAATCATTTAATATTTCAACAGTTAACCCCTTAAAAAAAGGTGGCGCAGCAGGAAAAGAAATATTTGACGACTCCAAAACAAGCAAAAGAAACGAGAACGGTAGAACTGATAGTGGATTATACAACATATTTATTCCTGCTGATTATGGACTATCAGGATTTTATGACCAATACGGATTTACAGTAGTAGAAAACCCAGAAAAACCATTTATAAATGACAAAGGGAAGCTACAACACATAGGAAGCTCAACATTCTTAGACAACCAAGAGTCTTCATTTAAGTCAAACAACATAAAATTAAACAACCAAAAAAGAAAATACCCAAGAAACATAGTAGATGCCTTTCGTGACGATGCTTCGGAATGTCCGTTTAATTTAGTGCAACTTGATGAACAAGTCGAATACAACGAATATGATTTAGAAGACAAATATTATAACGATGCCAAAAAGGATTATCTAGGGAACAAAGATTTAGAACGTGGAAATCTTATTTGGGAAGATGGTGTACAAGACAGTAATGTAGTTTGGCGGCCCGATCCACAAAACGGTAAGTTTTTTATAAAAGTTGGGTGCCACCCTCCCGCTCAATACCGTAATGTAAAAATCAGAAAACCATATTTTGGAGGTTTTTCTTTTACTCCCACAGCCGGACACATTGGAAGTATAGGAGTCGATCCATACAACAGAAGTAAAGTTGTAGGTAGTAGAGGTTCGCTAGGTTCGGCATCAGTTGTTACCGGAAACCATACCGAAGATGATTTGCCACGAAACACAATGATTTGTGAATATCTATCAAGGGCATCAACCGTTGAATTATTTTTCGAGGACATGATTATGCTTATGGTTTACTTCTCAATGCCAGTACTTATAGAACTTTCGAACGAAAGGTTTCTACAAAAAATAAAGGAACGCGGATATAGACTGTATTCAATGAACAATCCTTTCAAATTAGTAAAAGACCTATCGCCTACCGAATTGGAGTTTGGAGGAGCGCCACAACAAGACAGTAAAATAGCAGATGCTCAATTTTATGCGGTACAGTCTTTCGTTGATAAACACATTGGTTATTCTCGAATCCCAGAAGAACGCGAAGTAGGTAAAATTGGAGATTTCCCATTTACAAGAACACTATATCAAATCAAAGAAGTAGAATTGGATAACAGGACTAAATATGATGCCTATATCTCATTTTCGTTAGCCTTATTAGGCAACCAAAAAATAAAAAGAATACAACCCCAAGCAAATACTCAAAAATTAGGTAACCCATTTAAAAAACAACCATCTTATGCTGACAGATACTAATGAATTACAAGGAATACCAGATCCATTAACTCCCGACCACATCAAAAAAACAGATGCATTTGGTTTAAAGGTTGCTATTCACATTGCATCCGAATGGTTTAATGGTGGTTACTTATCCAATTCAAGTGGTAATCAGTTTCAAGACCGCAACAAACAAATTCAAGAATTAAGAGCCTACTATCGTGGTGAGCAAGACGACAAAAAATACAAAAAATGGTTTTCAAAAAATACCGATGATTTGTGTATGCTCGACCATATCGACTTTAGAAACATCAATTGGGCAGAAAAATTTTGCAATATTGTAATCAATGGTATTCAAGATGATTTTTACAGGCTTGATATTCGCAGCGTTGATAAACTATCGGCAATGGAAAAAAGAAAAAAATTCATTGAACACAAAACCAATCAAATGTCCAAAGAGTTTTTTCAAAACGCCAAAGACGAATTAGGTATTGATATGACCCCAGATTTTATGCCTGAATCAGACGAAGAAATTTTGTTGTATCAAGAAATCAAGGAACGCCCACTTATTGAAATTGGAGAAGAAATAAACATTGACTTTGTAAAAAAAACCAATGGTTGGGAAACCATAAAATATGAATTGGATCGTGATGCAGTTATTTTAGGAATAAATGTATTGCGTTGCTGGATAGACATCAACGATGGAGTAAAAATAGAATACATAGACCCCGAAAAATTTGGTCATTCCTATTGCACCAAAAACGATTTTAGCGATGTGTATTATTATTTCTATGTAGAAACCTTAACCATCAATGAAATCAAGAGAGAAAGCAATTTTACAGAAATCAAACTTCGAGATATAGCTTCAAAATATGCCAGTCAAAATAAAATACACATAGATTTTGACTATTGCGACATTAAAGATATTTTGGGAATGAAAGTCGATGTAATGCGTTTTGCCTATAAATCTTCCAAAGAAATCGTATTCAAAAAAAGCTACAACGACAATAAAGAAGCTTGGAAAGTATCGCAAAGAGATAGTTCTTGGGAGAACAAAGGCAACCCAAATACCAAAATAAACAAAATTTTAGACACTTGGTACGAGGGCAATTACATCATCGGTTCACAGGAATACTTATACGGTTGGAGAGAGTGCGAAAACCTCGCCAAAGACCAAATGAATAAGGCAATGCCTCCTTTTATTTGTCGTGCTACCAATTTATACAAAAACAAAATCCAATCGTTTCTTTCTAATATAATCCCATTACTCGACCAGTTGCAGTATCAATCCCTGAAAATACAACATCTTATTTCAGAGTTAAAACCCGATTTAATTCAATTAGATCAAGATAGTCTTGCCGACCTTACAGACGAGGGTAAAGGAGAAAATAAGGCTGCAATATGGCAAACCGCAATATCTTTATTAAATGTGAAAGGGGTTATTATTACCAAACGTACAGATATGGGTGAATTAGGAGTAAAAGAGGGCAGTCCTGCCCGACCAATCCCACAGCAACAAGGAAGTGCATTAGGACAATTACTTAACGTTTTTGCTATGTACTACAATCAAGTTCGTGAAGTTACAGGCGTTAATCCTGCACGAGACGGATCAATGAATCAAAACAGTTTAGTGGGAGTAAACCAAATGATGTTATTGGCAAGTAATACTGCCACCAAACATATTGTTGATACCGCCACAATGTTCGACAAAAAAGTATGCGAAACCATATCAAGCCGAATAAAGACTATCTATATGTTCGACAAAACAGGCAGTCTAAAAAAATTATACGAAAACGCTATTGGCACCCAAAATGTAAACCTTTTAGAATCCCTAAAAAACAGACACCTACACGAGTTTGGTTTTTCGGTAGAAATGATCCCCGACAAAGAAATGCTAATGGAACTAAAGCAAGACTTGTCTATCGGTATGCAAGAGCAAACAGTTGATTTAAGCGAAAAATACCAAATCCTCGACCTTGCCAAAACCAATTACAAAAAAGCGTATGAGTATATGCGTTTCATCCGCAACAGGCGACAAAAACAAAAAATGCAAGAACAACAGGCTACTATGCAAATGCAGTCGCAAAGCAATATCGAATCGGCACAAGCGGCAGAACAGGCAAAAAGTCAAGCATATCAACAAAAGAAAATGATAGACCTAGAGTTTGAAAAACAAATGGCCCAAATTAGGCTAATGGAACTTCAAGGAAAAATGCAAATTGAAGCTCCAAAAATACAACAAGAGTTTCAGCAAGATATCTATTTAGAGCAAATCAAAAACCTGAATATGTCCAATCTTACCGAGTATAAGGAAGTAGCCAAAGACGAAAGGACAAAATTACAAGCCACACAACAAAGCAAGATGATTGACCAGCGCAAAGGAGAGAAAGCACCTATCGACTTCAAAAACGAACAGGATTTTATGCAACAAAACCCTTTTTCTTTAGAGGAATAACGCCAAAGAATAAGTTTTATCTATAATTATTATACTTTTTATTATTTTTTTATACTTTTGTGGTACAAACAATTAACTAAGAAACAATTATGAACACAGAATTTGAACATTTCGAGAAAACAGTAGAAGAAAACAATACCGT